TTCAGGTCTTGCATATTATTTAGCACAGAAAAGATCACCAGATAGAATTCAATTATTAAAACAATTGTATGAAGATGAATTGTTAAGAGCACTTAATGAAGATGGTTCAAGAACTTCTGTTTATATTTCACCACAAACTTATTTTGGAGATGGAGTCTAATGTCATACGCAAGCGGAAAAAGATCACAAGCTATATCTGACAGATCAGGACAAGCATTTCCTTATAAAGAAATGGTAAAAGAGTGGAATGGATCCTTAGTACATATTTCTGAGTTTGAACCAAAACATCCACAATTAGATCCACCTCACCATAAAGCAGATGCTATCGCTTTAAGAAATACAAGATCACAAAAATTTCAACAGCCAACAACAGTAGCAGCTAACGATGTAACTTTAGCTAATTCAGGTGGTATTTCAGTTGGTGTCGCAAATTTATCTTTACCAGGAGACTTTGCATTTAAAACACAAACTTTTCAAGTTACAACAAATGGAATTACTACTTCTATTTCAAGTATGCAACCTGAAGATCCTGCTTTGCAAAATAGAAGAAGAAATTTAGATGCTTTAGTTGGCAACGTAACAGTGAGTATTTCATAATGGCAATAACTTATTCAAATTTTTTAACTCAAGTACGAAATTATACAGAGGTAGATGCTAATGTTCTGTCTGATACTTTGATTGATCAATTTATTCGTAATACTGAATTAGAAATAGCAGGCAAAGTAGATTATGATGATACTAGAAAATATGCTACTTCATCTTTTACAGCTAATAAAAGATATATAGTAACTCCAGCTGATTTTTTAATTATTAGATCTCTTCAAGTATTTGCTGATACAACAATTACATCTGCTAGACAATTTATGGAAAAAAGAGATACAAGTTTTATTAGTGAATTTAATTCTAGCAATACAACGGGTAAACCTAAATATTATGCTAATTGGGATGATTCGACTATTGTTGTAGCTCCTACGCCAGATATCGCATATGGTGTTCAACTTAACTATATTGTTACACCACCGCATTTCAATAGTACGACAACAACTTTTTTATCTCAATACCAAGAGTCAATGTTACTTCATGGTGTTTTAAGTGAATGTTTTGCATATCTAAAAGGACCAATGGATATGTACAACCTATATAAAAGTAAGTATAATGAAGAAATACAAGCTTTTGCTATTCAACAAATGGGTAGAAGAAGAAGAGCAGAATTTGATGATGGTGTTCCAAGATTAAAAGTAGAATCACCATCACCATAAAATTTATAAGGAGAAATAAAAATGGCTATAACAACTAATGCAATATGTAACACTTTTAAAAAAGAGTTACTTCAAGGAAAACATGATTTTGATGGATCATCTGATACATATAAATTAGCAATGTTTACTTCACAAGCAACTTTGGGTGCTTCAACTGAAAATTATGCAACTACAAATGAAGTATCATCATCTGGATATACAGCAGGTGGTAAAGCACTTGTCAATCAAGGTGTAAAAGTATCTTCAGGTGTAGCAATCACTAGTTTTGCAAATTTATCATTTACTGGCGTAACCTTAACAGCTAGAGGAGCTTTAATTTATAATACAACGACTGATGGTGGATCTAATACTACTGACGCTGTTTGTGTTTTAGATTTTGGTGGAGACAAGACTGCAACTGCAGGAACATTTACAATTCAGTTTCCTGCATTTACAACATCTGCTGCAATATTAAGATTAACGTAAGAGAGGTTTAGATGGCACTTGTCATTAACGATAGAGTTAAAGAGACAACGACCACTACAGGTACAGGTACGTTTAATTTAGGTGGTTCTGTACAAGGTTTTGAATCTTTTGTTTCAGGTATTGGGACAGGTAATACAACTTACTATGCAATATCTCAATCTGGAACAAATGATTTTGAAGTTGGTATAGGAACTGTTACGGATGCAACACCTGATACTTTATCGAGAGATACTATTCTTTCAAGTTCTAATTCTGATAATGCTGTCAATTTTGGAGCTGGTACTAAAAATGTTTTTTGCACTCAACCTGCATCTAAAGCAGTTTATTTAAATGCTGCTGGAGATCCAGTTGGTGCAGCAAGTGTAGGGGAAGCTACAGCTTTAGCTGTGGCGTTAGGATAAATTATGGCGAATACTTTTAAGGTAAAAACTTCAGAGAACTCAAGCACGAATGCAGATACATTCGCTACAATTTATACTGTGCCAAGTTCAACTACCACAATTGTATTAGGTTTAACAATCGCAAACTTATTAAGTCAATCTATTGAAGGAACTGTATTTTTAGAAAATGCTGATGGAGATAATGTAAACATAGCAAAACTAGCCGCAATCCCTGCTAAATCTGCATTAGAATTAATGACAGGAAATAAGTATGTAATGGAGACAGGAGATGTGCTTAAGGTTAAATCAGACGTTGCAAATAGTTTTGATGTAACTTTATCAATTATGGAGATTACTTAATGCCTAGTTATATTGGTAATCCTCCTGCACAAGTTATTGAGTTAGATGACAATGAAGTCACTACATCAAAAATAAATGATTTAGCAGTTACAAATGCAAAACTTGCTGGATCTATTGCAAACGCAAAATTAAGTAATTCTTCAATAACAATAAATGGCACAGCAATATCTTTAGGTGCATCTGGTGATATAGTTGCGGGTTTAGATTGGCAATCAGTAAAAACAACTGCTTTTACTGCTGTATCTCAAGAAGGCTATGCAGTAAACACTACAGGAGGTGCAATTATTGTTACACTTCCAGCTTCTCCAAGTCCAGGAGATAATATTGCAATAGTAGATTATGCAGGAACTTTTAATTCAAACAATTGTACAATAAATCCAAACGGCAATAAAATAGAAGGCTCAACGAGTAACCAAGTTTTACAAACTAATAGAGTTGCAATAAATTTAACTTACATAGATAGTACACAAGGGTGGTTAGTAACAAGTGAGGGTAGTTCAACTCCAATAACAGCACCTGTTATTTCATGGGATACTTCTGCTGGAACTGTTGGAACAATTACAGACGCACAGAGATCTGGTGGTTATAGTTTATCTTCTTGTGGAGGTTCTGCAAATGTTGGAACACCAACTTTTTCAATTACATCAGGAGCATTACCAACTGGTTTGAGCATGTCATCATCTGGAGCAATTTCAGGCACTGTTACAAATCCTGTTGGTTCAGACACAGTTTTTAGTTTTACTGTAACAGCCTCAATATCTGCAATAGGTTACACAGAGACAAGAGCTTTTACAGTCACAGTTAATTCACCAATAATAACATTTAATACTGCTGCAGGTACAATAGGCACTGTTATTGATGCTAATAGATCAAATGGAAGCTACAGTTTGTCTGCTGTAACAGCCACTACAACTACAGGATCGCTTACTTACGCAGTGACTTCAGGAGCACTTCCAGGTAGTGTCGCACTAAATAGTTCTACAGGTGCAATCACAGGAAATTTTGATGTTGTAGGATCAAACACTACAACCACGTTTACAATAACAGCTACTGAGACTGTAAGTAGTAAAACTGCAGCAAGAGAATTTTCAATTACAGTAAATGCTCCAATTATAACTTTTGCTACAGCGTCTGGATCTATAGGTACTGTTGATAACGCTGATAGATCAAATGGAAGTTATACTTTATCTGCTGTAACAGCTACAGTAACATCAGGATCATTAACCTATGCTGTAACAACTGGATCATTACCTAGTAGTGTTGCCTTAAATAGTTCAACTGGAGCAATCACTGGAGATTTTGATCAAGTCGGATCAGATACTACTACTACATTTACAATTACTGCAACTGAAGGAACTAGCTCAGTAACTGCTGCAAGAGAATTTTCTATAACTGTTAATGCTCCAGTTAATGTTTCTTATTTATTAGTTGCTGGTGGTGCTGGAGGTGGAAGTGGTAATCATTTTTTTGGAGCTGGTGGCGGAGGAGCTGGAGGCCTACTTACAGGGACTATCTCGGCTGCATCAGGTAATTACACTGTTTCAATCGGAGGCGGTGGAGGTGGTGCTGGAGGTGTAGCAAGAGGCGGTAACGGAGGTAACTCATCTATTTCAGGTGTAGCAACTGCTACAGGTGGAGGCGGAGGAGCAGCCGTATCTTCAGGTGCTGGAGGTAACAAACATGGTGCATCAGGAGGATCAGGTGGTGGCGGAGGTCACGACAGTGGTTCAGGAAATGGAGGTTCAGGTACATCTGGTCAAGGAAATAATGGTGGTAATGGTCAACAAGATGGCGGAGGCGGAGGCGGAGGCGGTAAAGGCTCTGCAGGTTCTTCAGGAGGAGGCTCAGGAGGAGCTGGAGGTACTGGGGGACAGTATTCAACAATTGCTTCTGGATCATCATCAGGTGACAATGGTTACTATGCAGCAGGAGGTTCTGGCGGTAATAACAGTACATCACGAGACGGAGGTGGTGGAGCCTCTGGAAGTAGTGGACAAGCAAACACAGGCGGAGGCGGAGGAAAGCAAGCAGGTGGTGGCTCAGGTATTTGTATAATGTATTATACTGCTTCATCACAACAAGCAACTGGAGGAACTGTTAGTAACTCTGGAGGAGTTTATTATCACAAATTTACATCAGGAGGCACTTTTAGTATTTAATATGGCTCATTTTGCAAAACTAGGAAAGGGAAACGTAGTGGAGGATGTTATCGTAATAGATAATGCGGATGCACCTGATGAGGCTACAGGACAAGCATTTATTGCAAATTTATTTAATGATCATTCTACAGTTTGGAAACAAACATCATATAACACCAAAGCAGGAGAGCATGTTTTAGGAGGAACACCTTTTAGAATGAATTATGCTCAGATAGGTGGTACATATGATGAAGGCAGAGATGCTTTTATTCCTTTTAAACAATTTCCATCTTATGTATTTAATGAAACTACATGTCTATGGGATCCACCTGTGCCTTTACCTGATGACTATGAAACTGTTAAATATGTATGGGACGAAGTTGTAGTGAATTGGAGGGTTTATGGTTCATAGTCATGAAAATATAAAACTTTCTAATAAAGAAGAAATTTTAAAAAAAATAAATGAAAAAACAAACATACCAATGTCAAAAGAAATTTTAAAACATAATTTAGTAGAGAATGGTGTATCAAGTTATCAATTTGAATTACAAGGTTCAGATGCCTTTAAATCTATTATAGAAACATTTAAAAAATTAAGTAAAGGAAATTATGAAGTTGTTGATTTTTGGTTTAACAAATACAATAAAGAAGGTTTTGTAAAACCTCACAATCATAAACCAGTTGAAGATAAAAGTTCAAATTGGTTAGCTGGAGTATATTATCCTTTGAAGGACAAAGACTCAGGAAATTTAGTTTTAAATAAAAAAGAAATAAATGTTCAAGAAGATGATTTTATTTTATTTGATATAGAGGATGTACATTATTCTCTACCAAATAAATCCAATGAAAGAATTGTATTTAGTATTAATATGAGAGAGGTTGCATAATGGGAAGATCTAGAAACATTGCAAATTTACTAAGCACAGCTAATGGTAAAATTGCTGGATCAAATCTTGATGTATCTTTTGAAGATATTACTGATACAGGAACAGAAGGAACTAAAGTAGCTGCAGGTACTACAGCACAACGTGGCTCTACGCAAGGTCAGTTTAGATACAACACTACAACCAATGCTTTTGAGGGTAGAAATAATTCTGAATTTATTGCACTTGAAAGTGCTGTTTCTGTAACAAGTATTAGTCCAACAAATTTTACACCATCAGCAAATACAAGTGGAGATAACAGTTTAGTTATAACTGGAAATGGGTTTTTAAGTGGAGCAGTAGTTTCTGTTATAGGAAATGATGGAACTTCAGTTAATGCTTCATCAACAACTGTAGATTCAGGAACTCAAATTACAGCAGTTATTCCTACACTTAATGCAGCTTTAGAACCTTTTGATATTAAGATTACAAATGCTTCTGGAAACACAGCTCAACTTGATAATAATTTAGTTATTAATACAAGTCCAGTATGGTCTACTTCATCTGGTACTTTAGCTACAATTACTGATTTAGCCACTGGAACTCATGCAACAGTTGCTGCTACAGATGCAGATGGAGAAACTATAACTTATTCAGAAACTACTTCTGTTTTATCTGGTGCAGGATTAAGTTTAAATACTTCTAATGGTCAAATTTCTGGCGACCCAACAAATGTAAATGCAGACACAACATACAGCTTTACATTAGGTGCTTCAGATGGAACTCAAACAGTAACTAGAGATTTTAATATTATTGTAAATAAAGCCCTTGATGG